GTCGTGAACCACGACCCCAACATCTCTCTATAGATTAAGTACATATATGTATCTAGTCTCTGCATCTTTTTATAAAATATAAAAATAATATATGTATCTAGGGGTTATTTTTCATACTATAAATTACTTATAATATAATTTATAGAAAATGGAGATTATTTATGAATTTAACCTTAGATGTAGTTAAAAAGGCTGTACCAGCTAAATTAAAAGATAGTATTGAACAATCTTTTGTAGATAAACTTAATAACTTAGCTAATGATCCTATAGTAGCTGATCAAATAAGAAGTAACTTTATTAGTTATGCTCATGTAATTAATGATGGTAAATTTAGTATTGAAGAATACTTAGCTGCTGTAAAGTATGTAAGCTTTAAATTAATGGGATTAACTAATGTAGATAGTTATGCCAGAACATTTCCTCAAAGATATGCTGGATTATTAGCTAGAGGAACCAATCAGAAAGATATAGCTAGTTATGTATCTGCATACAATAGAGGCAAATTAGTTAATTTAATATTAGAGCAGACTCTTGTACCTTCTTGGGTCTTAAATCAAGATATTTATCAGAAAGCTATAAATACTCAAGCTGAATTAATGAATAATGCTAAAAGTGAAAGAGTTAAATGTATGGCTGCTGATAGTATTTTGAAAGCATTAGCTAAACCTGAAGCTGCTGGACCTTTAGTTAATATTGATATGAAAGAAACTTCAGGTATTAATGAATTAAAGCAAGCTTTAGTAGAGTTAGCTGCGAACCAAAAGAAATCAATAGAAAAAGGTTTATTTACTCCTAAAACAATAGTAGAAGCTGAAATAATAAATGAACAATAAATTAGTAGCTAAAGATGTAGATCAATGGTTAGATGAAGTAGATTATTCTTTAATAAATTCTACAGAATATGTACCTAGCTCTTTTGCATTACAGTATATAAATTTTATTAAACTGGTTAATGCTAATAATCCAGAAGCTAATAAGAGTCCTGCTATGCATTTAACTATGTTGGATAAAATAGTAGGTAAATCTGAATACTTAGTTAATCTTTGCTTTCGTGGTTCTGCTAAAACTACTTTGTTTATGGAGTATTTAACTCTATATCTTGCTGTATTCCATGAAATTCCTGGGTTTGGTGAAGTAGAAGGAATGATATATGTAGCAGATAGTATGGAAAACGGAGCTAAGAACGCAAGAAAGAATATAGAAACTAGATATGAAAATTCAGATTTCTTAAAACATTGGATTCCTGAAGCTAAATTTACAGATACTTATTTGGAATTTAAAAATAAATCAGGTCAAAGATTAGGCGTGAAATTATATGGTGCTACAACAGGTGTACGTGGTACTAAGATATTTGCTAAAAGACCTGTATTAGCTGTGTTAGATGACTTATTAACTGATGAATCAGCTAAATCTAAGACAGTTATGAATTTAATTGAGGATATTGTTTATAAAGGTATTAACCATGCCTTAGATCCAACAAGAAGAAAAGTTATATTCTGCGGTACTCCTTTTGATAAGAATGATATTTTAATTAAAGCTGTTGAATCTGGTGCTTGGGAAGTAAACGTATATCCTGTATGTGAGAAATTTCCTTGTAAACCTAAAGAATTTAGAGGAGCTTGGGAAGATAGATTTAGTTATGATTTTGTAAAGAAGCAATATGATATGGCTGTAAAGACTGGAACTACTGCTGCTTTTTATCAGGAATTGATGTTGAGGATTAGTTCTGAAGATGAAAGATTAGTACAGGATGATGAAATCAGATGGTATCAAAGAAAATCATTATTACAGAATAAACATAATTTTAATTTCTATATAACTACTGACTTTGCTACATCTGCTAAACAGACTGCTGACTTTTCTGTTATTTCTGTATGGGCTTATAACTCTAATGGAGATTGGTTTTGGGTAGATGGTGTCTGTGAAAAACAGACAATGGATAAGAATGTTAATGATCTCTTTAGATTGGTTCTTGAATATAAACCTCAAGAAGTAGGTATAGAAATTACAGGTCAGCAAGGAGGTTTTATTCCTTGGCTCCAACAAGAAATGATGACAAGGAATATATGGTTTAATTTCTCAAGAATGAAAGGGAGTAAACAACCTGGAATTAGGCCTACAGCAGATAAATTATCCAGATTTAATATGGTTGTTCCTTGGTTCAAAGCTGGTAAATTTTATTTTCCGCAAGAAATGAAGATGTCAACTATAATGGGAATATTTATCCAGCAAATTAAGTTAGCAACTAAATCTGGATTAAAAGGTCATGATGACTGTTTAGATACAATTTCAATGCTTGGGTATTTAAATCCTTGGAAACCTTCAGAAACTATGATTCTAAATTCTAAAGGAGAATCAATTTATGAAGATGATGATTTTAATAAGGAAGAATATTCAGCATTATCTTCTTATATTGTTTAATTATGCCTGTATTTATAGATCCAAATACATCATTAAACTTTGAACAGAAAGTTTTATATCCAGATAAATATCCTGTTATACAAAATGATGATGGAAGCATAGCTACTCATAAAATGGCTTGGACAACCGTAGGAGATAAATTTATAGCTTTTCCTACAATAATACAAACTCCTGACGGAGGTTTATATCAATTTCAAGATCCAGGTAAAGCTGTCTTATATGCTTTAAAAAATAAAGAATTTAGAGAATTTAATAAAGCAGAAGATGCAGAAGCATATGCTAATAATGGATATAAAGCATTCTGGGGCAAAGGAAAATAAAAATGAATTTAACAGAATACTTAAGAAAGCTATCTTATGCTGAATTATCTAATTTAGAAGTAGGCAATGATGGTAATGGTTCAATTCCTCCTAATGATGTTCCTCAAATAGTAAATTATATTAATGAAGGATTATTAAGACTTTATAGTAGATTTATTTTAAAGACTAATACTTTAATTATAGAATGTAACGAATATAGAACTAGATATCATTTAAGTTCTAAACATTCTTGGTTAAATGCTACCGAAGAAGATAAAAAAGATCCAGAATTTTCAGATAAGTTTATTAGAGATGATCCAGAACATCCATATACAGATGATTTAATTAAAATATTAACTGTATATGATACTTATCATCATAGAGTTCCTTTAAATAATCATACAGATTTCAGAAGTGTATTTACTCCTGTATTTGATATATTAGAAATACCTCAACCTTTAACAGGATTAGCTTATTCTGTTGTATATCAAGCAAAACATCCTCTTTTAGATTTTGAAAGAGATCCATTACAAGAAATAAATTTACCAGATACTTTATATGAAGCATTAGGAGCTTATATTGCTTATAAGTATTATGGAAATTTAAATACTCAAGAAGCTATTACTAATTCTCAAAAATACTTAACTATTTATAATCAAGTAATACAAGATACTATAGAACAAGATTTAGTTTCTTCTTCTTATTCTGAAACTAATTCTAAATTCCATAAAAGAGGTTGGATATAATGACTGAATATAGAGAATGTGAAATACCTGAACAGAATGTTACTGTTCCTGAAGAAATATTAGAAGTTGATCCAACAAATTTATTTATTGGAGAAAAAGTAGTTATTTGGAAGAAATCTAATCCAGTAACTATTAAAGTTTCTAATAAAGGTGAAGAAGTATTATTCTTTAAATCTATTAAATTATCAGGTGATGTACAAGCTGATTTAACTTCAGTACCTCAAGGTATTAAAGCAGGAAATAATATTACATTTCCTGCTTGGATGGTACCTAAATCTGTAGGTACTTGCCAAGGATCTATTACTATAGAAACAATTAGAAATTCTAAGAAAGTAATTGATCTATTTATAGAAGGATTACCTGTTGTAGATAAAGAAGACGAAGATAATCCTGAAAATCCTGATCAACCAAGTGAATCTACAGGATTTAAATATTTTATAGAATCTACTTTTGAAGATAATTCTATTTTATCTCCAAAATCTACTAAAACTAATACAAATATAGTTTTATCTCCTAAAGGAGAAGCCTCTATTACAGGATCTAAATATGGATCAGAATTTAGAGGAAAATATACTGTAGATTTACAGTTTAATAATAATAGAGAATCAGAAGTAGCATCAGGAGAGTACTCAGGTATTGTATCTGGTAAAGGAAATACATCATCTGGTAACTATTCTTTTATTGGTTCTGGTTCTTCTAATACATTAGGTGGTTTATATTCTTCAATTATTACAGGCAATGAAAATAGTGATTCAGGATCATATAATTTTATTGCTACAGGTGAAGGAAATATTATTGAAGGAACCAACAATGTAATTACTCAAGGTAATAGAAGTGCTATAAATGGTACATATTCTATTATTGGTTCTACTTATCAATCTACTGTTAACGGTAATTTCTCTTTTATAGGATCTGGTACTAATAATCAAGTATTAAATAATTACTCTTCTATTGTTACAGGTCAGAATAATACAATAGATAGTATTTATTCTTTTATTGGTTCAGGTAATACTTGTTCTATTAATTCTTCTAATAAATCTTCAATTATTTCAGGAGAATCTAATAGTATTATTAGCTCTGAGAATACATTTATAGGTTCAGGTACTTCATTGGATATATCTGATTCTAATAATTCATTTATTGGTTCAGGAAATATAAATACTTTATTTAATTCAAATGAATCCAATATTATTTCTGGTTCTAATAATACAATTAGAAATTCTGATAACTCTTCTATATTATCTGGCTCTAGTAATACTATTTCATTAATATCTAATGGAATTATATTATCTGGTACAGCTAATACTTTAACAGGTCTTACAGAAAGTGAATTATCTTATCAAACTATTGTAAATGGGGATCACAATACAATAGAGCAATCAGAATATAGTATTGTTTTATCTGGTTCTTCTAATGAAATTAAAAAGAATACTTATTCTATTGTTTTTGGTAATACTAATAAGATAACTTCAACAGAACTAAAGAAATATAATATTTCTATAGGAAATCAGAATCAAATAACAGATTCTAATTATTCTTCTATTATTGGTTCTTCTGAAAGTATTATAAATACTTCAGAAAACAGTATTATTTCTTCTGGTTCTATAAATCAAATAGAGAATAGTAAATATTCTTCTATATCTTCTGGTTATGGTAATACTTTAATTGGTAATTATTCTTATATAGCTTCTGGAACCAGAAATAAAAATAAGGGAGAATTTTCTTCTATCTTAGGCGGATATAGAAATACCGTCATAGGCTTAAATAGCACGGCTATAGCAGGCAATTATGGTCATGACTTAGGATTACCTAATCATACGTTTATTGCTTCTAAGGATGGTCCTAATTGGCTTGATACGTCTATAGAAGGAGATGATGAACCTAAATCAATAGCTGATAGAACTAATAATAATCCTTTGGTTCAAACAGGTATTGCAGTATTACAGTCAATGGTTGATCCAACTAAAGGAAATTATGAAAATACTACAGATCTTAAGAAGTATTTATACGCATATTCGTCTAAATATCTTAAAGATGGTATCTGGACAGATCTCAGAACTGATACCAATCTTAATAGTTCTATTGTCATCCCTAATTTTTCTTGTTTATTTTATGAATTGGAAGTATCCTTAATCAATTTCACTACTAAACAAGCAGTGAAAATACTTTGTAAACATGGTATTATATTAAATACAAGTACAGAAATAAGTATTGTGAAAACACATTCAACAGAATGTATAAGTAGCAGTGAGAACTTGAATAATTGCGATATAACTGTAGAAATTGATAATGATAAATCTATGGTTAGATTCCTCCTTCCAAAGGAATTAAAAGACTTCAAGGGAGGAGCAGTTCTTAAATATACTATTGCAACTCAAGATTCCATTGATTTTTTGGAATAATTAGAGATGCATACAATCAATCCTTTTGATAATTGTCCTCCAAGCGGAGTTGTAGATAGACTGATAGGACGATCCTATGAGGTTGTTAAAACAGTCTATCTAAACTTACCTATTCTTAAAGATCTTCATGATTCTTCAGCAATTAATTTTGTTATGGATCATTATGAAGATATTAAGTTAATTAATCAAAACTATGAAAATATTGCAGCTATTGGCTCCAATATGGATAAAGTTTTGGAAATACCAACTTGGTTGGATAAGATTAATGATCTTAGTAAAGAAAAGATCAATGATATTAATACTCTTACAGCTGCTTCTTTAAAGAGTATTAAAGATTTAGTAAAAACTCAATTAGATGAGTCTTTAGCTGAAATTCAAAAAGAAGCTAATAAAGCTGCTTTTAGTTATAGATATTTAAATAAAGATCCTTTACCTTTTGAAGAAATTTCTATTTCTTATATAACTCCTAATGTAAGTATTAAAGTAGGTGATCATGTTGTAACGCCTAAAGGAGATATATATGAAATTGTTGAATTAGTTACTAATGAAGTTATTAAAGTAGGTACTTTAGTTACTTCTATTAAAGGTTCTAAAGGTGATATAGGTCTTCCAGGAACTGGTTTAGAACTTCAAGGTGTATATCCTTCTTTAGAAGAATTTATTAATGCAGGTTTAGTTGGAAAACCTGGAGATGCTTATCAAATTTATGATGATAAGAGTGGATTCCAAACTATTATGGTTTGGAATGATAATACTAAGGAATGGCAAAATGCAGGTGCTATTCAAGGTATACCAGGTATGTCTGCTAATGAAATTCTTATGGATCCAGATCCGGAAAAATGGTTCTTGCAGATTTATGGACAATCTACAGGAGATATTATTGGTTCCTTGGAATTAAAAGGCGGAGTTACTTTATCGCCTGATCCAACAACTACATTTGAAAATACAATGAAATTCTTTGAGGAATTATAATGAGTGATAATATAAATGTAAGTCCATTATCTGCACAAATTAATAATTTAGCAGTACGTATTGCTAAAGAATGTAAACTTATTTATATAAAGCTTGGAGATACAACTCAGCTTAATACAGATAATGCAAAATCTTTAGTAAAAGCTATTAATAGTCTTAAAACTAATTTTGATAATGCAATGTTAGCTATAAATGCTAATTCTGCTGATATAGATGCAGCAGAAGCAGCAATAACTGCATTACAAGAAAGACTTAATTCTATTATTAATGATACAACAGCATCTACAAATACTGTTTATTCATCTTCTAAAGTAGATAGTGAAATTACAAAAGCTAAACAAGAAGTTAAAAATGATTTACTTGGAGGAGCTGGTACTGCTTATGATACTTTAAATGAATTAGCAGAATTAATTGAAAGTAATCAAGATGCTATTACAGCATTGCAAAATTTAGCTGCTGGTCATGTAAAGTATGATGACGCTCAGGAATTAACTGATGCACAAAAGAAACAAGCTAGAGATAATATTAATGCTGTATCTCAAGATGAAATTGATTTTTCAGCTATAGAAGCTACTATAGCTTCTAATAAATCTGAAGTAGATACATTAAAAGCAGATATTGGAGATTTAAATACTAATTTTGTTACTACGTTTGAAGCAGAATTAAATAATACAACGGAGTAATCAAATGATAGATCATCCGAAAAGTTTAACAGAACAGCTTCTTAATTTAGCAGAAAGAATTGCTATTGAGATGCGTGTTTTGTTAAATACAATTAATACTAAATTAAATAAAGATAAATGGGATGAATTAAAAGCATTAGCTTTTAAAGATTCTGTAGATTTTTCTACAGACTCAGATCCATTAGATTATGATCCAGTTGAGTTTTTTAATGAAATTTATGAGGGAGAAGAATAATGAGTGATACTTCAACCTTAATTATTAAATTAAATGCTGGATTTACAAGAATAGCTAGACAATTTAAATCATTAGCTAAAGTTGCTTCTACAGGTAACTATAATGATTTAACTAATAAACCAAATTTATCTGCTTCTGGTCTTTCTGGTTCTTATAATGATTTAATAGATAAACCTGAAATAGCTACACAAGGAGAAGCTCAGACAGGTACTAATAATACTGCTTTAATGACTCCTTTAAGAGTTAAAGAAGCTATAGAAACTCTTGTATCTACGCCTGATTCTGTTACATTTAATACTTTATCTGCTTGGACAGAAGATCCAGTAGAAGTATTTGAGTCTTTTTATAATCCTACTGTTGCTCCAGAACCAGAACCTAATCCAGAAACACCTAGTACACCTAGTGAAGGTGATGAAACAGTAGAAACACAAAGTATAGAACTACCTGAAGTAGGAATAACAGGAATTTAATTATGATTGAGAATCCTTCTAATTTTGCAGATCAATTTAAGAATTTCATTGAACATATTGCGGGTTTAATGAAAACTTATTACTCTAAATCAGGCGGTGCTATAACGGGTAATGTAGCAGTTACAGGAGATATTACTTGTACTGGTACAATACAAGGAGCTACGATTACAAGTACATCCGATAGATCCAAGAAAGAAGATTTTGAATGCGTATCCGATGAATATGATATTTCTTCCTTGGTTCCATACAGATATACTTTACTTTCTGATGGTAAGAAACATTTAGGTTTAATAGCTCAGGAAGTACAGTTATATGTACCAGAAGCTGTTGTAGAGCATTATGATGAAAAAGGTAAGAAATTCCTTTCTATTGATTATAATGCTCTTACATCTATCTTATTAGATAAGATAAATAAGCAAGAAAGAGAAATAAATACTCTTAAGAAATTAATTATTAAGGAATAAATTTATGCTTTCTATACATGATAATAAAATAGATAGCACAAATGGTGTATTTAATATAGAAGATACTACTAATAATCCTATTAAGTTATATAGTAATAAGATTATTAATACAGATAACTATATTATTAGTGATAGTTACGTATTTAAAAAGAATACAGCTATTCCTTTTCTTTATTTTGCTTTAAGAAATAATAATCCAGCTACTAATGGAAATATACATTTTAATCTTAATTCCAAAGATTGGATAGAAGGAACCAATAATAACATTATTGGATACTATACACTTCCTTCTTATATAGATTCTTTAATTAAAGCAGCAAAATTAAGAGATTATGTATTAAAAGGTAGTTGGGTACAATCCAGAGTTGCTT